TATTGTGATTGGAAAGAGAAACGCAGAATGAAGAAGCGTATCGAAGAACTTAAAAAAAGGGATCCGTTTATCTACAAGTAAAATGATTATGACAGAGTTAACTAAAGGCATTGTAAATGTTGTAAAAGATACCATGGACGAAAGTTTATTACTTGCCATTATATTTTTTATTGGACATATCATAATAGCAATGATTGTTGTAAGTGCTATCACAGGTGCAAGTATCTGGGAAGCAGGAGCAGTTGCAATAATAGAACCAGCAATTAATTCTGTATGGTTTTACATACTACACAAGATTTGGAAACGTTACCGCGGAGGTAAAAAATGATAATTTGGGGAATGGTAGGTAACAGTCATGATGCATCATTGGCTGTGTTCAAAAAGGAAGATGACAAGTTAGAATTGTTGTGGGCGGCACTGAGTAAGGACTTTAGTAACGTTGATAACGATCCGCACTTCAATCATACTATTATTGAAGTTGCAAGAAAGAACTTCGGTGAACCACATCACGTTGTTTGGTATGAACGTCCTATGTTAAAAAGCATTAGACAGTTGTGGGCAGGTCAAGGTTGGTTGTTTGACGAAAACAATATTAAAAAATATTTAAAGCAGTGGAACGTTAATGTTCCTATATACACTGTATCACATCACGAATCACATGCGGCATATGGTTATTACACAAGTGGTTGGAATCACGGTAACATAATTTGTATAGACAGCATTGGAGAGTTTGAAACACTAACAATGTGGAAAGGTGAGTCAGATTCATTAACAAAGATTAACAGTCAAAGTTATCCTAACAGTTTAGGACTTTGGTACAGTGCAATGACACAACGTTTAGGTTATGAACCTAACAAACAAGAAGCAGTAGTTTGTACACTTGCAAAGTCAGGTAGTCCATACAAGTATAAACAACGTTTATATGATGACTTCTTTGATGTATCGTTTGATCCATTATGTAATATCAAGTTTAAGGAGAACTGCCATAGAGGATTAAAATGGTGGGCACCAGAGATTAAGGATATTGATAATCTTGCGGCGGCTGTACAACATGTATTTGAAGAACTATGTCTTAACCTTACATCGAGCATACAGTTTAATAATCCAAGTTTCAATCTTGCCGTAACAGGAGGTTGTGCTTTGAATCGAGACGCAATGAACAAGGTTAGAAAGAACTGGAAAGGTTTTTGGATTCCACCCAATCCAGGTGATCCAGGATCATGTATTGGTGCTGTATTGGCTTTGGAGAAAAAACATATTGACTTTAATGAAGAAGTATGGTATAATAGTAGAACTAAAAAAGGATTATCTTAATGAATAAAGAGTATGGTTATGATGTGCAGAAAGTATATCTGCAAATGATGTTGAGCGATGCACAATCTTTTGTGCGTTGTCAAACTATCTTTGATCATACTTTATTCGATCGCAAATTACAACCAGCGGCAGAGTTTATGAACAACTATGTTGCAGAACACAATGCATTGCCTACAGAAGAAATGGTTAATGCAAGTTGTCAAACTGATCTTAAGATTCCAGAAGGACTACGTGAAGAACACTATGATTGGTTATTGCAAGAGTTTGAAACATTTACAAGACACAAAGGACTTGAACGTGCAATACTTGAAAGTGCAGAACTACTTGAAAAAGGTGAGTATGGTCCTGTAGAAGACAAGGTCAAGAATGCAATACAGGTAGGACTACAAAAGGACTTAGGTATTGATTACTTTGATAATCCTAAAGCAAGACTGCTTGGACTAAAAGATAACAATGGACAAGTAAGCACAGGTTGGAGCACACTTGATAGAAAACTATTTGGTGGATTCAATAGAGGCGAACTAAACATCTTTGCAGGTGGATCAGGAGCAGGTAAGAGTTTGTTCTTGGCAAACTTGGGTGTGAACTGGGCATTGAATGGAATGAATGTTTGTTATCTAACTTTTGAATTAAGTGAGGCATTGGTAGCAATGCGTGTTGATAGTATGTTCACAGACATTCCAACAAAAGAAATATTTAAGGATCTTGATGGCGTTGAGATGAAAGTTAAACTGATTGGTAAGAAGGCTGGAGCATTCCAAGTCAAGTATATGCCAAGTGGTAAGAACGCAAACGACATTAGAAGTTATTTGAAAGAGTATGAAATCAAAACAGGACGTAAGATTGATGTACTGTTGGTTGACTACTTAGACTTGATGATGCCTATGAGTAGAAAGGTATCGCCAAGTGATTTGTTTATTAAAGATAAATTTGTATCAGAAGAACTACGTAACCTTGCAATGGAATTAGGTTGTGTGTTTGTAACTGCGGCACAGTTGAATAGAGGTGCAGTAGAAGAAATAGAATTTGATCATTCGCACATCAGTGGTGGACTATCTAAGATACAAACAGCAGATAACGTGATTGGTATCTTTACAAGTAGAGCAATGCGTGAACGTGGTAGATATCAGATACAACTTATGAAAACAAGAAGCAGTAGTGGTGTTGGTGCAAAGATAGATTTAGAATTTGACATTGATAGTTTGCGTATTAGAGATCTTGAAGAAGATGATGACACATCAAACTATCCAAGCAGTACAGGTAGTTCGGTACTAAAAGGTTTACAAAGAACAACTGATACATCAGAGCCACCAGAGCCTGATGCAGGTGATCCTGTCAAGAAGGTAAGAGCAGACACTGACAGCACCAAACTAAGACAGTTCATTGGAAACCTTGGCAATGATTAAGATAGTAGACGATGTATTTCCTGAATGGCTACTAACCACAATCCAACAGAGCATATCAAATTGTAAGCAGTGGGAGTATGGCAGGGTAAAGAGTGCATACGAAGATGAGTATGAAAACTATTACAACTGTGTGCTTTGGCACAAGAACTATCCTGAAATGGAAGATCCACTAAAAGGTTTATCAAACGTAATGGCAAGTTGTTTTGCACTTGAACTATTACCCAACGGACCAAAACAACTTGAGGTACTAAGACTAAATGGTACGACACCAGCAAGTAAACAATACCCACATCGAGATTGCGATATGATCGCAGATGACACAGAACGATTGAAGAGTATTGTATGGTGGCCCTTTGGCAGTGACGGAGACCTCCGTTTCTGGGAACAGCAAGTTGACATAGTCAATCCTTCACGTGTGGTGGAGTACAAACCCAATCGTGCTGTGATATTTGATTCAAGCATTCCGCATGCCGGCAATCCACCCTCTGATTGGCCCATGCGTGTTAGCATCAACAGTGTTTGGAAATTAGCCTAAAAACAAAAATATTAAACATCGTGGGTAAAAATGTCACCCTGCGACAGACGTCTTAAATGCACGAAAATCACCCCTAAATGGCTCTTATTTGTCGACTTAACAGGTTTCGCATACATTTGTACTCTTTTAGTGTTTTTACACGAGCAACGGTGTTTTAACCGCTTTTAACACCCCTATTAAGTACGCATATAAATATGTTTATGCAAGACTTTATTAAAACATGGGACAACGAATTAGACGCTGAATATTGCCAGACCGTAATTGATTACTATCATGCACAGCAGGGTACGAGAGTGTTTAATCGCCAAAGCGTGGAAGGTGCACCAAAAGCAATGAAGGACGGTGACATGCTCTATGACGAAGGCGAAACAGGTACGTTTGCTCTAAGCATGAACAAGATACTGCAACCCTACTATGATGCCATACACAGATGCGTAACCGATTACGTGAGTGAGTTTGGTATATTCGAAAATCTAAACCCTATCCAATTAAGTCATAGCATTAAGATACAGCATACTCGACCCAGCCAGGGCTATCACGTATGGCACTGTGAACATGCAAGCCGAGACACAGGACAGCGTGCCTTACTTGCAATGGTTTACTTGAACAACGTTGATCAAGGAGGTGAAACTGAATTTTTATATCAGAGCCGTAGGATTGAGGCCCGAACTGGGCGAGTTATGTTTTGTCCCGCAGGGTACACACATACCCACAGAGGTAACCCACCATTGAGCGGTGACAAGTATGCTATTACTACTTGGTTAGAGTTTACTCACTAATCGCCAACAAACACATTACCTGAACCACCCGAGGTATCTGGACCACAGTGTGGAGGTATTGGACACAGGCTATCTGCACCTGCACTGTCAGGTGAATCGTTTACGACTGCTTTTGAATTTACAAAGACTGCGTTGCTACCAGCAACAAGTTCGCCACCACCGTGGCTGTTTGGATCGCCATTAACGCTTACCAACAGATTGTTTGCAAACACATTACTCTGTCCTGCAACCGTTGTAGTGGCTCCACATATTCTGCCATCAGTATCTCTGTGTACTGGTACCGTCATATGTATATTTATTAACTAATGGTGCGCCAAGGCGTTGGTCTGCTGGCTCCAGTTTCCCACACAAGTTCTCCTGTTGAGATAACAGTACCAGTCATGAATCCTTTACCTCCGTTACTACCTATGTAACGACAAGGCTTAACTGGCTCGCCCTTGTAGGTCTTTTGTATGTGTATACTCTGGACACCACGTTGTTTTATTCCTGCCATAATACTTCCTTTTTTAAGAAGTATTTATGATATGTTGTATGCAGTTGAGCTTCTTACATATGACCTCAAATGTTTTAAAAGGGTCTTTGTTACTTCATTAAGACTTGCTCCCGAACACTGTTTACAGTTGTATTTAAAAGGCCACGAGGTTAGAACCTACGAAATAGCGTGATTATAGGGGATTTGCTCTAAACTATTTAGAACACGTATGCGGTGCAAACATGCACCCAAGTATGTCTGCTATACCTTGGAAGTTGGTAGGACCTGTGCTTTCTTCTTGTTTAGGCTTTGATTCCTGTTCCTTGTCAAGATCGTTCCATTCCTTTTCTAT